AAGAAAAGGATGTGATTCATAAAGGTATCTCAAAAAGATACTTTAAGAGATCATTTACTATCGCTGATGATGTTGAAGTCAAAGGTGCAGAGTTAAAAGACGGTTTATTGAAAGTGTCAATGGAGAAGATCATTCCAGACGCTAAAAAACTAAAAACAATAGACATTAAGTAATCATAGATAGGGGCGGCTTTATTGCCGCCCTTGTATAAATAATTATATCGTTTATCCTGAAACGGACGGAAGTAAACCACAAAGGTTGAAGAAACGCTCTTAACAAGGAGTTAGTATGGACTTAATTAAAGACCTACGAGCTTTACGAAAAGAGAAAAGTAAATCTGAATCGTCTAAAGCTCAATTAAGAAAAAGAAGTAAAGATAGTATTGCTAGACCTAAAGCAAAAACTAATCTATTTTCTAAAGACCCTCGTATGCAGGGAATTTAGGGCTTGACAAATTAAAAAAAATTTGTTATTATAATAATAGTGATGTATAAATAATTATACACCACACTAGAGAGGTCAGTCCTCCACAATATACTGACCTCTCACTTAAACATTGAAGGAGAATATATTATGGATTTAAAAATAAAACCACACACATTTAAATTTAGAACTGGCGACACAGATGAAAAAGGCGGTTGTACTTTTATTGGTGGCTCGTGGGTTGACAAAACAACAGACGAATTATTTAAAGGCAAGAGAATTGTCTTATTCAGTTTACCTGGTGCATTTACACCGACATGTTCAGGTCAACAATTACCTACATACGATACAATGTATTCAGACATGACTAAAGAGCATGTTGATGATGTATATTGTATATCAGTTAATGACGCCTTTGTTATGAACGCATGGGCAAGAGATTTACAAATAAAAAATGTTAAGATGATACCAGACGGTTGTGGTACTTTTACTAGAAACTTAGGAATGTTAGTTAACAAACCAGCACAAGGTTTTGGTTTAAGATCATGGAGATACTCTGCTGTTATCAATGATGGTGCTGTAGAAATGAGATTTATAGAACCAGGGTTTAATCAACATAGTAATGATGATGATCCTTATACGGTGTCATCACCAGAACATATGTTAAAATATTTACAATCATCTATTGACTCAAACGCAATATAGTGATATAATTATATTATGAAATACAATGAAGATAAAATCCTTAAAGAGATTGACGAGTATATAAAATCTACTTACGGCCAACATTACTCAAAAGGTAAAGATGGCTTTCAAGTTTTAGATTTACTAAAAACTCTTAACATTGGAAAAGATTTTTGCCATGCAAATGCAATTAAATATTTGTGTAGATATGGTAAGAAGAACGGCCATAATCGTGCTGACTTGCTAAAAGCAGTACATTATGTTATACTATTATTAAATTATGACAAGGAGAAGAAATGAAAATAAGTGAAGCGACAGTTAGTGTATTGAGAAATTTCTCTGACATTAACAACAATATATTATTCAAACAAGGCAAGTCTATTGCTACTATGTCCACTATGAAAAACATAATGGCAAAAGCAGATGTTGCTGAAGAGTTTGAATCAGAGTTTGGTGTTTATGACTTACCAGAGTTTTTAAGAGCACTAGATTCTTTTGCAAAACCTGTATTAAATTTTAACGGTTCTGCTAATCTGCAAATCAAAGATGAGAGTTCCTCTCTAACAACAAGATATGCTTTTGCTGATAAATCTACTTTAGTTGTTCCGACTAAAGAAATACAAATGCCTGACAAGACGGTTACATTTAACTTAAAAAATAGTGACTATGATTCTGTCAAAAAACTATATACAAATTTAAGTCTACCTGATATTGCATTTAAAGGTGAGAATGGCAAGATTAAATTAGTTGCATTAGATAAAAAAAATAGTAATTCAAATGTATCATCTATTGAAGTTGGTACTACTGATATTGAGTTTACTGCTTACATCAAGGCAGAGAATATGAAAATTATTCCTGGCGAATATGATGTTGCATTATCTAAGGCAAAGATTGCTCATTTTATAAACAAAAAAGTTCCTGTGCAATATTGGATTGCATTAGAAGCTGATTCAACATTTTAGAGGTGTTGAATGTCAGACTTTTTATGGGTTGAAAAATACCGTCCTAAAAAAATATCAGATTGTATTTTAAGTGAAGACTTAAAATCTACCTTTTTAAAATTTTTAGATAGTAAAGAACTACCTAATCTTCTCCTCTCTGGCACAGCAGGTACGGGCAAAACAACGGTTGCTCGTGCCTTATGTGAACAATTAGGTGTTGATTATATCATCATCAATGGTTCAGATGAAGGTAGGCACATTGATACTTTAAGAACTACAATCAAAAATTTTGCGTCTAGTGTTTCTTTAGATGGCAATTCTAATCATAAAGTTGTAATTATTGACGAGGCAGATTATATGAATCCTGACTCTGTTCAACCTGCATTAAGAAACTTTATTGAAACATTTTACAAAAATTGTAGATTTATATTTACTTGTAATTTTAAGAATAAGATCATACCTGCTTTACATAGTCGTTGTACTTGTATTGATTTTCGTATTACAAATGGTCAAAAGATTAAAACTGCTACTGCTTTTATGGGTAGATTATCAGATGTTCTTAAAAAAGAACACATAGAATTTGATAAAAAGGTACTTGCTGAACTAATACAAAGGCACTATCCAGACTTTAGAAGAACTATCAACGAACTACAAAGATATTCTGTAAGAGGTAAGATAGATAGTGGCATACTTGTTTCTTTATCAGAGATCAATAATAAAGAACTAGTCAAGTTATTAAAAGAAAAAAGATTTAGTGATATGCGTAAATGGGTTATTCAAAACCTAGATAAAGATCCTTCATCTTTATTTTCAGGTATCTATGACATCTTATATAAAAATTTACAACCTCAATCAGTTCCTGCAGCCGTGTTAACAATTGCAGATTACCAATATAAATCAGCCTTTGTGGCTGACCATGAGATAAATATGGTTGCGTGCCTGACACAAATCATGGCAGAATGTAAATTTAAGTAGAGGAGATAATAGATATGGCGAAAAGAACTTTGTGGCTAAGACTTATAGTTAAAGCACGAATGTTTTGGGCTGATATTAGAGGTCATCACGGTAAAGTTTGGGATTATGAACCAGGCGATTACTACATGGGTTCTCATAAAGGTCACAAAAAACATGAAAAGCACTAATAATGATTGAATATAAATTATCTGATTATCTAAATGCAATAAACTTTACTAAGGTTAATTTACTTGATGGTACAGACTTAACTTGGGAAAAGAAGTTCCCACCTTACATTATTAATCGTTGTTTATCTCAACATGTTGACTCTATAATGATGGCAAATGAGATGAATATTCATCACGGCCTCAATAAGCGTCTTCAGTTTCATTTTCTACTAAATAGTATTCGTAAGAGAAAACGATTTGGTGGTAAGTGGACAACTACTGCTAAGTCAAAAAATTTAGAGTATGTAAAAGAATATTATGGTTATAGTAATGCAAAAGCAAAAGTAGCCCTTGACATACTAGATAAAAAACAATTGAATCTTATCAAAGAAAAACTTGATAAGGGTGGGAGAAAAAGATGAGTGAAGAAAGTTTCAATTGGTCACCAGATAAGATGTTAGAGGTTACTCTTAATCAACCTGATGACTTTTTAAAAATTAGGGAAACCTTATCCCGAATAGGTGTTGCAAGTCGTAAAGATAAAACTTTATTTCAAAGTTGTCACATACTTCATAAACAAGGTAAATATTACATAGTACATTTTAAAGAATTATTTGCTTTAGATGGCAAGAAAGCCACTCTAATAGAAAATGATGTGCAAAGAAGAAACACAATTGCTATATTATTGCAAGACTGGAACTTACTAACAATAGTAAAACCTGAAGACGCAACAAACAAAGCGCCTTTATCACAAATAAAAATCATAGCTTTTAAAGAAAAAAAAGAGTGGAATTTACAAGCGAAATATAACATTGGTAAGAAAGTAGTTAACGAAGAAACAAAATCTGAATAATTGAAAGGATATATTATGATTAGATTATACAGACTCTCAACAGGAGAAGATGTGATTGGTACGCCTATTGATGAGGGCGATCCATTAAATGAAGGTGAAGAAGTTGTCAACCATATAGAGTATGAATATATTAAAAAAGCATTTGTATTGATCCCAATGCAAGGCCAACCAGGTGCACCTATGTCAATAGGTTTTCACCCATACATACCATATACAAAGGATGAAGTTATAAAAATTAAACACGCAAATATAATTTGTGAAACTAATCCAGATCAAAATTTAATAGACGCTTATGATAAGAACACAAGCAGTTTAGTAAAACCTAAAACAAAACTTATAGTGTAATGAAAAATATTAAAGTACATTTTAAGACTCGAAATGGTCAAACAGAGACCGTAGAAGCACCTGAATTTAATACATTGATGGAGGCGTCTAGGTACTATTCACAGAATGGTTACATAGATAGTATAGACGCTGATTGTGGTGGTGCTTGTTCGTGTGCTACCTGTCATGTTTGGGTTGATGAAAAATGGATTGATAAGGTAGGTAAACCAGATGAAACAAGTGCTGAACAAGATTTATTAGATTACGATCCTTTAGCAAAACCAAATAGCAGATTAAGTTGTCAGATAACATTAGAAGAAAAATTAGATGGATTAATAGTCCATATACCAAAACAGACTTGATTTTTTTAAGTCTTTGTGATATAATACATTATGAATTTAGCAAGTGATTTTTATACAAATGTTTTAGAATATAAAGGCAAACTTCTTATCAGAGGTGTTGCTAATGGTCAATCATATTTAAGCAGAATAAATTTTGAACCTACACTATTTGTACCTACAAAAGAAAAAACAAAACATCAGACACTAGACGGCAAGTTTGTTGCACCTAAAAGATTTGCTAGTATATCAAAAGCAAAACATTTTATAGATCAGTATAAAAGCATACCTGAATATAAAATCTATGGTATGAATCGTTATCAGTATCAATATATCGCAAGTAATTATAAAGATGAAGTGCGATGGAATAAAGACTATATTAAAATCTTTACATTAGATATTGAAACAACCTGTGATCAAGGATTTCCTGATATAGATAATCCAAAAGAAACAATCATTTGTATTACTGTAAAAAATCATAGCAACAAGCAGATATTAACTTGGGGTACTGGCGATTTTATTTCTAAAAAAGCAAACTCAACTTATGTAAAATGTCAAAACGAAAAACATTTACTATTAGAGTTTATGAAGTTTTGGTGTAAAAATCATCCTGATATTGTGACAGGTTGGAATGTTAAATTCTTTGACATACCTTATCTTATGAATAGAATGAGAATGATATTTGATAATGACACAATCAATAAGATGTCACCATGGAATCATGTCAATGCTGAACGTGTACAACTAGGACAAAAAAATCAACAATACTGGAATATGTTAGGTATATCTGTATTAGATTATTTTGATTTATATAAAAAGTTTACATATGTTCGACAAGAAAGTTATAAACTAAATTACATTGCCAAAGTAGAACTAGGAGAACAGAAACTAGATAACCCTTATGAAACATTTAAAGATTTCTATACAAAAGATTATCAACGATTTGTAGAATATAATATCCAAGATGTAGAATTAGTTGATAGACTTGAAGATAAGATGAAACTAATTGAGTTATGCTTGACTATGGCATATGATTACAAAGTTAATTATACAGATGTATATTCGCAAGTGAGATGTTGGGATACTTTAATCTATAATCATCTAAAGAAAAAACATATTGTAGTGCCACCAAGAGAAGACCAAGAAAAGGCAACACAATATGAAGGTGCATATGTAAAAGATCCTGATTTAGGATTACATAAGTGGATTGTTTCTTTTGATTTAAATAGTTTATATCCTCACCTTATTATGCAATACAATATTAGTCCTGAAACTTACTATGATGTTAAAACAAACGGCGTTAATGTTGACAATATGTTATCACAACAGGTCAATCTAAAATTTGCTAAAGATAAGAATTTAACAATCGCCCCTAACGGTGCAATGTTTAAACGAGATAAACAAGGTTTTTTACCAGAGTTGATGGAGAAGATGTATGGCGACCGTGTCATCTATAAAAAGAAGATGATGGTTGCAAAGAAAGAATTTCAAAAGACAAAAGATCCTATCTACAAGAATGAGATTGCTCGTTGTCATAACATACAAATGGCAAAAAAGATTGCATTGAATAGTGCTTATGGTGCAATTGGCAATCAATACTTTAGATACTTTGATGTTAAACAAGCAGAGGCGATAACACTAGGTGGTCAATTATCTATTCGTTGGGTTGAAAGAGATGTAAATAAATTTATGAATAAGGTATTAGAAACAGATAATCAAAACTATGTTGTTGCTTCTGATACTGATTCAATCTATATCTCTATGGGTAAATTAGTTGACAAGGTATGTAAAGATAAGACACCTCAACAGATTTCAGATTTTTTAGATAAAGTCTCTGAACAAAAACTACAAAAAGTTATAGATAAAAGTTTTGACAACCTTGCTGATTATGTAAATGCGTTTCAACAAAAGATGGTTATGAAACGAGAAGCAATTGCCAATAAAGGTATATGGGTTGCTAAAAAAAGATATATGTTAAATCTATTTGATGAAGAAGGTATTAGATATGAATATCCTAAACTAAAAGTTATGGGTGTAGAAGCCGTTAAGTCATCAACACCTGAAATATGTAGAACAAAAATTAAAGAAGCAATTAGAGTTATTATGAATGAGAGTGAAGATGATCTAATTAAATATGTTGCAGATTTTAAAGAAACATTTAAAACATTATCACCAGAAGAAGTTGCCTTTCCTAGATCATGTAATAATCTTATGAAGTTTGCAGACAGCTCAAGTATCTATAAAAAAGGTACACCGATACATGTCAAAGGTGCTCTAATATATAATTATAATCTACACAAACACAAACTAGAGATGAAATATCCTGTGATAAGAGATGGTGATAAGATAAAATTTTTAATGTTAAAGATACCTAATAATATAAAAGATACAGTATTATCCTTTTCATCTAAAATACCTTATGAGTTTGATGTACACAAATATGTTGATTATGATTTACAATTTCAAAAATCATTTACTGATCCTTTGAGATTTATATTAGACTCAATAGGGTGGAAGTTAGAACGACAGGCCACATTAGAGGCATTTTTTGGATGATAAGTGCATTGGTACTTTTTTACTTTACAATTTTTGTGTTTTTTCAAATGGGTATGAGAATGGCACTAACAAGAATAGATACTAAAATATTCTTAATGATAATATTGACAACATGGATATTGATAAAAAATATAACGTAATATATGTAGACCCACCATGGTCGTTTAAAACATATTCAAACAAAGGCAAAGATAGAAGTCCTGAAAAACATTATAATGTTATGAGTTTTAAAGACATATGTAATATGCCAGTTGACAAAATTGCTGGTGATTCCTGTGTCCTATTAATGTGGGTAATTGACCCATTGCTCGATAAAGCTTTCGAGGTAATAAAAGCATGGGGATTTACTTACAAGACAGTTGCCTTTACATGGGCAAAGACTAATAAAACTAAACCTGGTTTCTTTACAGGTCTAGGATACTGGACAAGAGGTAATCCAGAAATGTGTTTACTTGCAACTAAAGGTAAACCAAAACGAATCAGTAAATCAGTACCTCAATTAGTAGTAGAACAACGTAGAGAACATAGTAGAAAACCTGATATAATGTATCAACATATAGAGAACTTATTAGACGGACCATATATAGAATTGTTTGCTAGACAAAAGAGAACTGGTTGGGATAGTTGGGGAAATGAGGTAAACAAATGGAGTTGACTCTATCAATATTATATGTTATAATTATATATGGTTTTATAGTAGGATTATTAATGATGTGGAATAAAGAACAATGAGTTTAGAAGAAAGACAATTTATAGTAACCAGACAATTCGGCCCTTATATTTGTAGGAGTAAAATATCAGATGAATTATATGGTATACTTTTAAATACAGCAAAAAAAATTAGAAAAAATAAAAAGACTAGAAAGTCAAATGATTATCGTACAAGACTAGCAGGTAATCTTTCTGAGGAATATAGTTATGCAAATGCTTTTTCAAAAAAAGAAGAACAGATAGTAGAAAAAGAATTATCTTGGTTAGCAAGTATGTACACTAAATTTTCTAAACAAGTAGTTAATATGTCTTTATATGTTGAACCAAAAGATATAGCTATGCTAAAACCAATTTGGGTAAATTTTATGAAACAAGGTGAATGGAATCCTTCACATTGTCATACTGGCGATATATCTTGCGTTATATATCTACAAGTACCACCAGAAATAAAAGAAGAAAACTATAAATCAAAATCATCTATGCGTAGTAATACACCATCTGCTGGTAAGATTGAATTTATGTATGGTGATAGTATTGGATATTGTAATACAGGCGTTATGATGAATCCTGTAGTAAAAGATATATTTTTATTTCCTGCAAAATTAAAACATCAAGTTTATCCATTTAAATCTAAAACAGAAAGAATATCTGTTAGCATAAACTTTGCTGATAAGAAAGCTGCATTACAAAATTTACATGCAGATGGCGAAAGAAAGTCCATATGAATTTAAAAGATCATACAAACACAGATGGATTACCTATAATGGATCAACAGACATTTGAGTCCATTACAAATGATATAGGTAAAGAAAAATTTAGAGAAGATTTGGCACAGTATATTGCAGACAACAGACCAAAGTTTCCTCTAAAGGAGATTTCATATGATATAATGCGACAAGCATTTAAAAGTTTACAGAAACAAGATGTATGGGAGTATTGTAAACCACTTGAACAATTAGAAAAAAATATAAAAGAAAAGTATGATGATTACAAATATAATTTTAAAGATCACGGTCTAGGTATCATAGACGCACCATCAATATATAATGATGTATCTAATTATTTTCACCAAGATTTAAGATTAAATTGTTCTAGTTATAGTTTCAAATCACCTTTAGATGTGTGGTACAATGGTACAGCAAAAGATATATGGCGTTGTCTAGGTCCTATGTGGCGTGGCATAAATGGTATGAAACCTGTAATGGTAGATGGCCATGAAGAATTAAGAGGTGGCAAATTAGATGATAAGAGTTATGTGTCTGCTTTTAGATTACAGACTTATATCGCAACACAATTTAAACCTAACGTAGCAAAAGCAATCTATCAGATGACAGACGCAAAGAGAGTGTTAGATACATCATGTGGTTGGGGTGATAGACTTGCAGGTTTTTTTGCTAGTGACGCTGAAGAATATATCGGCTGTGATCCTAATCCTAATACATACAAACAATATTTAAAACAAATAGAAACATATAACTCGTTTCTTGCAAAACCTAAAAAGGTAACTATATATAATTGTGGTGCTGAAGATATGCCTTGGAATGAAATAGATAATATAGATTGTTCATTTACAAGTCCACCATATTTCTCAACCGAAAGATACAATGAAGGTGGTGATAAAGAAGAAAATCAATCATGGTTTAAGTTTGATGAATATTCTAAATGGCGTGATGACTTTTATCTACCTGTATCTCAAAAAAGTTTTGAAAGATCAAAGCATATGTTTATCAATATTATGGACCCAACAATAAAAGGTAAGAGGTATTATAGTAGTGATGAATTAGTTGATAGCCTAAAAGATAATTTTGTAGGTCAGATAGGTATGAGGATTATGCAACGACCTAAGTCAGATAAATTATTTGAAAGTGAAGAAGAAAAGGCAGAGTTTATGAATAGAATATATATTGAAAATGTATGGTGTTTTTCAAAAGAAAAATTAGATTACTTTAGACATAGTAGAAGGGCGACATTATTTTAATGTTTGATATACAAAGAAAAGATATGCCTCTTAAAGGCATGATAACTACATTTGAGTGTAAGTTAGATGATCCTAAAATGGATAAAGATTTAAAACGTGTAATAGATTCATATGGTGATAGACAAGGCCATAAGACAAATGTAAAAGCACAAATGACAGATTGGCTTATGAATAAAGAACCTGGTTTTGATAAGATGTCTGATATTGTATTAAACATAGCAAGATATATCTCTAATGTTAAATATAGAAAAGATGTTGATTGTTTTGTTCATAACATGTGGGGTATGAAATACAAAAGCGAAGAATCAGCAATAGAACATGATCACTGGCCTTCATTGTGGTCATTTGTCTATTATATAAATGCACCTAAAGACGCACCAGGTTTATTTTTTCCTGATATGGGAGAACAAGGTGGTGAAAGAAAATTAGAAAAAGGATTGTTATTATTTTTTGAAGGTCATATTAAACATGCAGTAAGACCACAAAAATATAAAGGTTATAGATATTGTGTATCAGGCAATATAAAAGAAAGATATTAACTATGATAAAAAAATTATTCACATTCTGGAAACAAAGAGAGAAACCTAAGATTAAATGGTGGTCTACTATTGAGGGATTAGAAAAAGTCGTACCAATCGTACCTGCAAAAGAATATATTCCTGATTGGTGGAAAAAAGTTGAACGTATGATTAATAGTCAAGTTGATAATAAAGGCACCGTCAGAAATTGTCCATCATTTCCAGAGTATATAACACAAGGCTTTGTAGTGCCACTATGGTGTGATTTACATTTAAATATAGAGCATGATAAGTGGTCATGGAAGTCACCAGATAATATGTTTCGATTTTCATCTCATAATGATTTGCAGTTTAGAGATTTTATACCTCAACACATGAGAGATAATACTTCAATGGTTGTAAAACCTGCTTGTCCTTGGCGTGTTAAAACACCACCAGGTTGGTCTGTATGGCAACTTCCTATGTACTATCATTATGATACTACCTTTGAAACTTTACCAGGTATAATATGGTCAGATATACACCATGAGATTAATCAACAAATGCTTATAAAGAAATATGGTGAGTTTACTATAAAGAGAGGCACTCCTCTGGCAATGTATGTGCCATATGAAAGAAATAAATATACATATGAGATAGAAGGACCTACACAAGAGAATAGTAAATTAGCAAATGTATCTTATGCTCATGTCAAAACAAAATTTAGAGGTGGATATAAATTAAATCAAGCAAAGGCAAAAAAATGTCCTATCAAGCACTAATGATAAGTAAAAAATCATACACAGATTTAAAAGAATACTGGGATTATCAGAGACTTTTAGAATACAATAGAGAAGTATTAAAGAAAAGATTAAAGAAAGTTGAAGGTAGAGTATTCAATCAGTTTGGCGCCTTACCTACGACAGATATGTTTGATGATATATGGACTAATGTAGAGACAACAGATTTAGAAAAACCACCAGTTGGTTGGATACCTAAAGATAAAAAATTCAGATTTGAATGGGAACTTGGTGATTGAATATAATAATATACAGAAATCAACGGCCTTATGAGAGATATAGCTTTGATAAAAAAGAGCTTGACAAGGTTAAACAATTCTGTTATAATAACAATATAAAATGGTACATAATAATAGGAGAATAACATGGATTTTTTGAAAGACATTATTAAAGAAACAGGTAATGAATATGCTACACTAGTAAGTGAGGGTGTTGAAGCAGGTGACGTAGATAGTTTCATAGACACAGGTAGTTATACATTAAATGCTTTACTATCAGGTTCTATCAATGGTGGTATGCCATCAAACAAAATTACAGCAATTGCAGGTGAGGCAGCTACAGGTAAGACCTTCTTTGCATTAGGTATTGTAAAGGCCTTTTTAGATAAAAACAAAGACGCAGGTGTCATTTACTTTGAATCAGAAAGTGCATTAACAAAAGATTTAGTTGAAACTAGAGGTGTTGATAGTAAAAGAATGGTCGTTGTACCAGTTGCAACCGTACAAGAATTTAGACATCAATCAATTAAAGTTATTGACAAATATTTAGAACAAGACCAGAAAGATAGAAAACCTATCATGTTTGTATTAGATAGTTTAGGTATGTTATCTACAACAAAAGAAATGACAGATACAGCTGAAGGTAAAGAAACTAGAGATATGACTAGGTCGCAGATTGTAAAAGCTGCGTTTAGAGTTTTAACACTTAAATTAGGCAAAGCAAAAGTGCCTATGATTATGACTAATCACACCTATGATGTGATCGGTTCAATGTTCCCACAAAAAGAAATGGGTGGCGGTTCAGGCTTGAAATACGCTGCCTCTAATATTGTTTATCTATCTAAAAGAAAAGAAAAAGATGGTAAAGATGTTATCGGAAATGTTATTCATTGTTTAAATTATAAAAGTAGATTAACAAAGGAAAATGCTAAAATAGACGTAAGACTAACTTATAAACATGGTTTAGAAAGACACTATGGATTGCTAGACTTGGCAATTAAACATGGTATATTTAAATCAGTTTCAACAAGAATAGAATTACCCGATGGCACAAAACAATATGCAAAGACTATCAATAATGAGCCTGATAAATTCTTTACTAAAGATGTTCTCTCTAAAATTGACGAGGCAGCCAAAAAAGAATTTCTCTATGGTACAGAATAAAAAATACGTTTTCGCTCAACGTGATGTAGATGATTTTTCATGTATCAAGTTGACAGAAGCGCCATATTCTGAAATAATATACACATATACAAATGTCAAATTTGCATCCGAAGAAAATGCAAGTGGACAATTGCCTTTAAAATTTACTTATGAAATAAAAAAGAATCCTAATAATGTTGAAACACAAACAGAGGACTTTAGGCAATACATTGGTGATATATTAATAGAAGTTATAGAGAAACAGTTAGAAAATGGCACAATTAAATTTGAATAAAGATTACATTACCATATATGATGGTGTTATAGAACCTAGACTTTGTGATAATCTAATTACATTTTTTGAGAAAAATATAAAACATACACATAGAGAAGAAACAGATCACAGAGCATTTCAGGAATTAAATCTATCACTTGTACCAAAATATGAACAAGCAATAGGTAAGTTATTAAGACCTTATTTTGATTTATATAAAAAAGATAATAATATATCAGATTGTGTATGGCCACAAACTTTTCAAATGGAACATACAAGATTTAAAAGATATATGCCCAATACAGAGGATAGATTTGATATTCATGCTGACGCAACAACTAAAATGACATCAAGTAGATTTTTAGTTTTATTTGTATATCTATCTAATAATGATTCAGGTTATACTAGTTTTCCTAATAGAGATATAAAAGTACAACCAAAACAAGGAAGATTATTAATGTTTCCCCCTAACTGGTGTTATCCACATGTAGGTGAAAAGGTAACAGATAAACCAAAATATATTTTAGGGAGTTATGGTCATTATGCCGACTTACAAAATTAGTGGTGTAGAAATACCTAATGAAGAATTACATTTTGCTTATATAACACATAAGTTAAGAAATGAATATGGGTTTATAGAGTCATCTAAAAAAAATATACCTGTAAATAATAAAGGTGAGGTAATGCCTATGTACACCTATCCTTGTTATGAATGGTTAAATAGTATTGATTGGGAAGGTGCAAATGTATTTGAATATGGTACAGGCTTTAGTACATTATGGTGGGCAGATAAAAAAGTTAATTATTATGGTGTAGAAGATAATAAAGAGTGGTATGATAGGGTGAAAAAATTTAATGTACAATATAAATCAGACCATAAAGAATATATCTCATCAATATATGCAGCTGATGTAAAAGGTTTTGATGTTATTGTAATTGATGGTCAGGTAAGATTTGATTGTGTAAAACCTGCCTTTGATAAATTAAAAGATGATGGTATTATTATATTTGACAATAGCGATTGGCACAAAAATACAAAAAAAGAGTTAGACAAATACGACTTGATACCTATACATTTTCATGGATTTAAACCATTACATGTTGACTCTGAAACAACTTCATGTTATATTAGTAAAGAGTTTAACAAAAAAGCAAAACATATAATACCTATGGCAGGAACAGAGAGAACACAACACGAAACAGATAAAACAATATTATGATAGACAAATTTGAATTAACAATATTATCCAATCTCGTATATAACGAAGAATTTGCTCGTAAGGCTGTACCTTTTTTAAAAGAAGAATTTTTTAGAGATAGAACAGAAATAATTGTATTTCAACAGATAAATAACTTTATAGTAAAATATAATAATCTTCCCACAAGAGAAGCTCTAACAATTGAGTTATCAAACCTAAAGAATATTACAGAGGAAGAATTTAAACAATCAAAACAATTATTGAATAGTTTAGAGATTGAGTCTAATGTAGATCAACAATGGTTACTAGATACAACTGAAAAGTTTTGCAAAGACCGTGCTGTATATAATGCTGTACTAAAAGGTATTAAGATTATAGATGGTAAAGATAAACAATTATCTCCAGAAGCGATTCCGAGCATCCTTAGTGAGGCTCTTGCTGTTTCTTTTGATCAGCATATTGGTCATAACTATGTCGAACAATCAGATGAAAGATTCGACTACTATCATAGAACTGAAGAACGTCTTAAATTTGATTTACAATATTTTAATCGTATAACAAAAGGTGGTCTACCACCTAAGACTTTAAATGTAGCACTTGCAGGTACAGGTGTAGGTAAGTCTTTGTTCATGTGTCATGTGGCTGCTTCTATGATAACTCAAGGCAAGAATGTATTGTATATTACTTTAGAGATGGCTGAAGAACGTATCGCAGAAAGAATTGACGCTAACTTATTAGACGTGACGATTGATGAACTCTATGACATGCCTAAGAAGTTTTATGATGACAAGATTAAGAAAATGCAAAGTAAGGTACAAGGTCAATTAATTATCAAAGAATATCCTACTGCCTCTGCTCATACAGGTCATTTTAAAAATTTGATTGATGAACTTGCATTAAAGAAATCATTTAAACCAGATATAGTATTCATTGACTATTTAAATATATGTTCATCTAGTAGATTTAAAGGTGGTAATATATCATCTTACTTTTACATCAAGGCAATCGCTGAAGAATTAAGAGGCCTTGCTGTGACTTATAATGTACCTATTGTTTCTGCTACTCAAACAACTAGAACTGGTTATATGTCAAGTGATGTAGGATTAGAAGATACCTCAGAGAGTTTTGGTCTTCCTGCAACTGCTGACTTTATGTTTGCTCTAATATCAAATGAAGATTTAGAAGAACTATCTCAAATGAAAGTTAAACAATTAAAGAACAGATACAATGATCCAGGTCTTAATCGTGCCTTTATATTAGGTGTAGATAGGGCAAAGATGAGATTGTATGATGTAGAACAATCTGCTCAACAGATTGTAGATAGTAACCAAGAAACAGAAAAACAATTAAATGAACCATCAGGTCCTCAACCTGCTGAAAGTGTTTATGATAAGTTTTCAGGATTTAAAGTATGAGAAAACAAATAAGAAAAAATAGTCCATCTATATACTACAAAACTGAAATGATAAAGAAAGGTAAAGACATACTATGGCGTGCTGTAGAAATGCCTAGTAAGTTAGTATTAAAAGAGTCTTTCTTTGAAGAAGATGTAAAACCTGTTGTTAAGTTTCAAAACAAATATAAGACCTTTGGTATCTTTGGGTTCCCACCATTCTTTGATTGTAGAGATGACAAAGAAAAATTTGTAGATCAAGGTAAGTCAAGGTATAACGCTCCTGCTAGGACAAGAGGTCGTAGTCGTACATAAATAGTACATAGGAGAGAAAACTATGGCTTACGAAGCGTCTGAAATAATGACAGCAGTTGCTTTACAATCTGATTTGTCAACTTTGGATAAAGTAAAAAATCCAATAGATTTACAAAAATTAATTAACAATGGCAAGAAGATAGTAAAAACTAAAAAAGATATTCAATTCGGTGATGAAAAAACCTTTCAAGGTTTTTCTGCAAAACTAACTGATAAATTCATTAAAGATATGGCCGTAGGTGTGTCTGCCGCTAAGGGTATTAGGCGATACATGAATAAAGCGACAGGTAAAGTAACCGTCTATATGACAGGTAATATATTTCCCAAAGATGTAGAAGAATTTAAAGTTAGTGCTTTTGGTTTTGAAGATTACAATTCATCTGATATAATAGTTTCAACAGATAAGAAAAAGTTTTTTGGTGTGTCTTTAAAGAAAAAAAAAGATGTAAAAGCCTCTGATCCAACTCTTATAAACAAAGCGTTTTCTAGTGTCTTTGAAGGTAAAAAATATGACAAGTTAAAACAAGAAATGGTTGATTTAAGAATTAAATATTTTTCAGGTCTAGTAAAAAAAGCAGTAAACAAAAAAATACTATTAGAAAAAGATATTAACAATTACAAAAGATTAAGTGATAAAGAGTTATATGAATCAAAAGGTATAGATAGAAAACAATTTGGTGATAAAGGATATATTGATACAAAAGGATATGCTTCATCTAAAAAAGGATATTTAGATGATAACACTAAAGACCCAAAGAGCATGAGATTTTTTGTTAACAAAGATTTATCTGATAAAAAGAATCCATTATGGAGTAAATATAGAGAAGTAGTAAACAAATATTCAAATGAATTAGCAGATACTTTACTTAACATAATATTAAAAACAAAATTATTTGAACAACTAGACGCTAAAAAAATAAAAGGTAAAGATTTTGATTTTGCTTTGATAACGGGTATAGGAGATGTGACACCTAAAGGTGAGGTAAAGATTTTACCTGCAAGTATTAAAGCATTAAAAACAACATTATGTGGTCTAACAAGAATTGAAAAGAAACAAAAAAATGATAAGTTTGCAGTTATAATAAATGAAGAATTATCTGCTAAATCAAATGCTGCTAAAATATACCTTACACTTATTAGAGGTAAATCAAAAATATTAGATTTGCAAGTTAGATATAAAGGTAAATTTACACCTAGACCACAGTTTCAAGGCGGCCTTGCTAAAGATTTTGAGACCATTATGAAGGCAGAGTGTGGGTCTGCTTAAGTATAAATAGTAGAAAAACAACAATTTATTGATGGAATAACGCTTGACAAGAGCGGTGAAATTTTGTATAATGGGTATAGTGGAGAGAGATGTATAGTTTTAAACAATATTTAAATGAGTCTAAAAACACACATTTAGAGCATTTAGAAGACGAAATAATTAATAACGGATATCAAGGTGGTATCAACGCAGTAGAATTTCTTAAATCATTAAGAAATATGCTTGTCGGCTCATCTGGTAGAAAAGTAAATGTATCTGTTAAATGGGATGGTGCACCTGCTGTATTTTGTGGTGTTAATCCTGAAAACGGCAAATTCTTTGTCGGATCAAAATCTGTATTCAACGTAAATCCTAAAATTAATTATACGCCTGCTGATGTAAGAAGAAATCATACAGGTGGTCTTGCAGATAAATTAATCGTTGCATTAAGAGAACTTAAAAAATTAAACATCAAAGGAGTTGTGCAAGGCGACTTCTTATATACTCCAGACGAAATCAAAACAGCAACAATCAGAGGTGAAAAGGTTATCACTTTTACACCTAACACAATCACATATGCAATACCTAGTGATTCTAATTTAGCAAATAGAATACTTAAATCTAAAATGGGTATAATATTTCATACATCATACACAGGTAGAAAGATGACAGATTTAAAAGCAAACTTCGGTGTCAATATAAACAGATTTTCAAAAACACCTGCTGTATTTTTTGATGACGCAGGATATAAAGATACATCTGGTGTTGCTACATTTACAGAATTAGAGTCAGACCAATACGATAGTTTATTAAGAATGGCTGCAGGTTCAATATCTAAAAGTAAAGGCGTTTTAGATTTGATGAAAAGGCAGACTAATTTATTATCAGTAGGTGCAAGACTTAAAATATTTTTTAATGATTATATTAGAAGAGGTCAGACTATTGCAAACGTAAAAAAATTACAAAGTAATTTTAGAAAGTATTATGCAAAAGTTTTAAATGATGAGATTAGTAAAAGAAAAACACAAAGTGCTAAAGATAGATTTAATACTCAAAGAGATGAAGGTTTAAAATTTATTGACAGATATGAAAATGAGATATATTTTGCAATCGCAAGTTATGTCACATTACAGAAAACAAAAAATTATCTAGTAAATAAAATGAATCAAATTAAATCAATAGGCACTTTTATACAGAGAGGCAATGGCTTTGAGGTTACAAATCCTGAAGGTTATGTTGCCGTAGATAGGTTAGGTCGTGCTGTCAAACTCGTAGATAGATTAGAGTTTAGTACAGCAAACTTTACTGTATCTAAAAACTGGATAAAAGGATGATAAAAAGTTTTATACAAAATTTACATGAAGGTCTTTATGACCCAGGTATATTCAAGGCGTTCTTTCTTGCAGGTGGTCCTGGCTCAGGCAAATCATTTGTGACATCAAGTGCTTTTACAGGCACAGGATTAAAACTTGTAAATTCAGATGTTAAGTTTGAGAGAGATTTAAAGAAGGCAAACCTATCTCTTAAAATGCCAGACGAAGAAGAATATTTTAGAAACATCATAAGACAAAGTGCAAAGAAATTTGTTATATCACAATTAGATCAATACATCAAAGGCAGATTAGGATTAGTTATTGATAGTACAGGCAGAGATTATGACATGATTGCTAGACAACATAACATACTTAAAAATATGGGTTACGATTGTTATATGGTATTTGTAAATACAAGTTTAGAAGTCGCATTGCAAAGAAATGCTAGACGAGAAAGAACAATACCAGAGTACATCACCACATCAAGTTGGAATGGTGTACAATCTAATATGGGTAAGTTTCAAAGATTATTTGGTATGTCAAACTTTTTAGTTGTAGATAACAACAAATCAGATTTAGAATTAACAACCCTTACTATGAATAGAGTAAGTAAAGAAGTAAGAAAATATATGAAGACACCTATACAAAGTTATATCGCAAAGAGATGGATGGCTTCAGAGAGAAAAGCAAAGAGAAGATGATAGAAACATTTAAAAATTTTATGAACCTAGTTGCAGACAAAAAATGTCCTGATGGTTTTAAATTTGACAGTAAACTAAAAGTTTGCGTACCTAAAGGACATAAATATATAAGATACCCTTACTTTGGTAGTACAAGTAAGAACGCTGATACAGATAATGGGAATGGTGATGATAGTAATGGAAACGGTGGCAACGGCAACGGTGGCAACGGAACAGGCAATGGTAATGGAAATGGTGGCAATGGTTCTGGTGGTAACGGAGGCGGCGGAGAATAAATGAGATTTAAAGAATTTTTAAAAGAGTCTGTAATAGACATACCTAGAAAAACATATGCTAGACCTGTGTTTGATAACGCAGATACAAGCAATCCTAAACTTAAGCCATCAGTTAGACAACAAGTATTAGATGGTATTGAGACTTTCACAAAATTTGGTAAAGTAGTTAAGTATACCTTAATTGGTTCTATACTAACAAAACAATATAGAGATGACGCTGATTTAGATGTAAATATCTTATTTGATATACCTGGCACACAAGCAGAGCAAGAAAAGGTACATGAAAAGATAAGAGAATATCAGTTTGATTTTAATGGTAAAACAATACCAGGAACAAAACATCCTATCAACTACTTTTCCATCATAAATCCTGCTCTATTTACTAAGGCAAGAGAGATGGCAGATGGTACTTTTGATATAGACAAGAATACGTTTATACGAAAACCAGAGCCAGGCACTTTTGAACCTGAAAAATATGTGGCGGATTTTCAGAAGCGAGTTTCTGAAATAGATGTTGTTAAAGGCGAATTAGTACGAGACATGATTGATTATGAAGAATTGACTAACTTGACAAGTGCTGATATAGACAACTTGTCAAAACTAATCAAAGAGAAGTTAGATGAGATTACACAATCTGTTAACACATTAATTGATATTGGTGATAAAGCATTGTTAGACCGACAAGGTGTTTTCAAAGCTGATATGTCACCAGAAGAAATCAGAAAGTTTGGTGTGAAGAATCGTCTTCCCAAAAACGTGATTTATAAAATGTTAGAAAAGTATCATTATCTCAAATTTTTCAAAAAATTGACAGAGATGATGGAAGATGGTAAGTTATCATCAGACGAACTGAAATCATTATCAAAAATAAAAGAGGCCAGAGGTAAATCAATAGTGTTTACCTTTGGCCGATTTAATCCACCTACGATAGGTCATGGTAAACTATTAGATAAAATGAACTCTGTGAGAGCAGATGTTAAGAGAGTTTACCTTTCTAAATCAGAGGACTCTGATAAGAACCCATTAAAGTTTAGACAAAAGATTTCATTAATGAAACGAATGTTTCCTAGATATGCTAATCAAGTAGTCACTAGTAATTCAAATCAAATATTTGAAATTGCAGTAGAACTTTATAAACAAAAATTTACAGAAATCTTTATGGTCGTAGGTAGCGATAGAGTAAGAGAATTTGAAACAACATTAAATAAGTACAATGATGTTAAGGCAAGACATGGTTATTATAATTTTGATAACATAAATGTATTGTCTGCTGGCGAAAGAGATCCTGACGCTGAGGGTGCAACAGGTATGAGTGCTAGTAAAATGAGATCGGCTGCAAAGTCAAATGATTTCACAAAGTTTAAACAAGGATTGCCTTCTAGTTTTGCTAGAAGTAATGACGCTGAAGATATGTTTAAACAGGTAAGAAAGGGAATGAACTTGGCTGCTTCAGCTGACGCAGGTGCAGGTGCATTAAGATTTAAACCTTTCATAACAGCGTCAACAAAAGAAGAATTAGATAACATGGTTTTAAGAGACAAGTATATTACCGAACATCTATATGATGTAGGTGATATTGTTGATGACGTAAGTAATAACACAACAGGAATAATTATTAGAAGAGGCACAAATTATGTGACCTTAGAGGATGCAAATATGACATTATCAAAGGCGTGGTTATATGATATTGTGGAAACGCCAGTAGTGACAGACGCTATGGCTGAGAGAGCAAAGAAAATTGCTAAACACAAATTTAAAAGAGATCCAAAATATTATGATAAAGGTGGTTCTATAAAGAAATCACCTGAAGATAAAGAAACAGGTCTACCTAAAAAATATGTAAAAGGTTTATCAAAAGATAAAGCAAAACAACATAAGTCTCAATTAGACAAACAATCTAAAATGAGAGATGATGACCCTAACGCATATAAACAAACCTCTGCTGATAAAGGTGCAAAAACTAAACCTAGTAAATACACCAAGAAATTTAAACAGATGTATGGTGAGTTAAAAACAAGTAAAGATAGTGACCCTACACAAATGCCAAGTGGTTTACCTACTGAGGCATATGATATGGGACACGATTATGCAAAGTATACCTCATCTATAACACCTGGCGAAAAAAATTATAGTCCTACTTTTCAAGGCACTTCTTACAAACCAAGTAATCCTAAAGACAATTTAATTAATATTAACGCCGAAAAGGATAAAGAAATGAAGAAGAAAGTTGAGTTAAAAGACATTGAAGAATGGGCAACTGACAAAGATACAATAGATAAATATAAGGAAAGATACGGAGAAGACTGGCAATCTAAAATAGAAGAGTCTTATGAAAAGATGTTCAATAAAGTGATTGACAGCAATGAAAATATGTTAGAAGGCAGAATGAAAGACATCGCTATCGACCTTAAATCTAAAGAAGAAGGTGGATTAGACGCTGAAGAATTTAAAAGAAAATACAATAAATCTAAAGCAGAAATGCAAAAAGATTTAGGTTCTCCTAATGAGAGTGTTAAACTATCTTTCAAAGAGTTTTCTGAAGAAGTAAACGAGTGGGGAATATTCCCATCACAAATTACAGAGGCACAATATCAAGGCAAAGAAGTAAAATTAAATGACCCAATAAGAGGTGGTTCTAAAAAGTTTTATGTATATGTCAAAGATGGTGATTCAGTAAAGAAAGTATCATTTGGTGATACAACAGGACTATCTATAAAAAGAGACGATCCTGCTAGACGAAGAAGTTTTAGGGCAAGGCACAATTGTGACAACCCAGGACCAAAAACAAAAGCACGATACTGGTCTTGTTATCAATGGCGTGCTGGGGCAAAGGTAAATAACTAATGAGTAAATATAGATCAACATGGCATTTATTGCCAGAACAAACTAGTGAAAACCTAGAAGAATTTACACAGGTCTTTGTAGTAAGATATAGAGATCCATTAAACAAAAAAAGATTTGCAGTACCTTATAAAGACCAGAAGTCAGCAGATGACAAGATGGCACAATTAAAAAGAGATGGTGTCAAAGAGATAGAAGTCACAAAAGATATGTTAAGAGGCAACATTAAGTTTAAAGAAGTCTTTGAAGATACAGACCAAGAAAGACTTGCTACTTTAAGAACTAGACAAATGATGTTGCAGACTAAAGTAAGAGATATGGACCAAGGTGATCCTAAAACTAAAACTCCTATGGCTATCGCAAAGAACGATATTGAGAATATAGGAATGAAAATGGATCAGATCAAAGATAAAATAAAAAGACAATCAATGAG